AACTATGGCAAGAACTATGTCAGTAAAAATCCCTGTATCATCTCTAATCGCAGACATTGAGGCAAGTATTGCCAAGATAGATGAGGCAGTAGCAAACTATGCGTCTGAGGTAAATGTTTACAGAGATGAAATGGTAAAGTATGACAAGGCTCTTATCGCAAAAGCGATTGAGGCATTGAGCAACCCTGATAACATTGGAACAGAACACAACTCTCCAATTCGTATTCAGAGAAACTCTTATCGTAATGATGTGTCTGTTGAGTTTGACCCAGAGGCACTTGGCTTTCCAACCAAGCCAGAAGAGCCAACCAAGCCAAACCAGAAAGAGTGGTTTGGAAGAGAACACCAGACACGCAAGCAAATCCTAGAGCGTAATCTCAAGGTATTGCGTATGACCACGCAGGAAGAAGTTTCTGCTAGTTCATACTCATCTGTAATGGAACTAATCTAAAACAGATAAACAACCTAAGCAAGTTGTAAAAAGGCTTCCCAAGTTGGGGTAGCGACTAGATGGGTAAAATAATTTCGCTCCACTTCTCCCTCCAAAAGCTGAAGGTCCTTGGATCACCAAATACTGTGAGGGAGAAAAGTGGGGCCCGCCCTATCTTGATAATGTCGGTGGGTACCTGTATAATTAAGAAGTAAGATAAAAACCCCCAGAAAATTGAGGAGCCCCCTTGGACGAGCAAGCAGAAGAAATCCGTGAAGCATTGGCTGAGTACTACGCTAACCCAGAAGAATACACTCTCGAAGACTTTGAGGAAATCTTCCAGGATAGGGACCCATTCGAATTCCTGTAATGTCGGTGGGTCATGGTAAAATTCAAACAAATAACGAAAGGAAACAAATGTCATACGACGAAATCAGAAATGTAGGATACGTGTCCTATGATGGAAACTATGGAGCAGAAGCGGACTTGCTTATGTTTGATAGCAATGCTCTTACTTTACAGCAATGGGAAACACTAGGCGAGCTAGGCGATAACTCTAGGTATGAGTATGTTGAGGCTGTTTTCAACAACAAAGACCTGACTGAGTGGGAGGGCTAATGTTAGATACTTTAGAGATTGATTACAGGCTTGATGAGTATACCAACGAAGCTAAGGGTATTGCTTTTGATACCTGCCATAAAATCTATGTTCTCATGGACGATGAGCAAGTGGCCCTCCAACGAAGCTATGGATATGGAGATGAGCCTGACCCAGACAGCCTAATCACAAGTGAACAGATGACAGGTGATGAGATGAGGAAGCAGGTCATGGAGTGGTATAGAAACTCTTGTGGTCTAAGGTTTATCTCTGCCGTGTCTACTAATCCTAAGTTTGGTGATAATGGTTGGGTCCACATCGTTAGTCAGTTTGAGAATGATGAAGACGACGAAGACGAGGACTACTAATGTCGGTGGGTAGTGGTAAAATTGAAGAAACAGGAAGGACTAGAATGGAACTAACAAGCGAAGACCTAAAGGTTTGGCAAGTAAGCTACAACGCAACCTATTGGGTAGAAGCTACAAGTGAAGAAGAAGCAATTGACAAGGGTATGGAAGTTCACTCTGAATTACCTGACGGAGATTGGGAAGCTATGATTGACCCCTACGATAGCAATAATTTCAATACTCTAGGAGAAAAGTAATGGAAACTTTTCTAGTAGAGCCAACAACCTGCTACAAGTGTGAAGATGAGATTGAAGCCCTTGTAGGACAGGTTCACCCCCTATGCGATAATTGCGATACAGACTTTGCCGATTGGATGGATGACCAGATAAGGATGATTGAGAATGCCTAAGTACTATGTTGAGATGAAGATTGATTTCTCTGGAGAGATTGAGGCCAACAACAAAGAGCAGGCGGAAGAGCTTGCTTGGACAAATTGGGGAGATACTATGGATGCCCCAATTAGCTATGACGGTGTGTACTCTATCGAAGTTGAGGAGCTAGACGATGAGGAAGAGTGAAGTTAGAGAACAGCTGAAGGCTTGGTCTGAAGAGTATGACAAGGTCTGGCACGAGAGCTGGAACGATGGGCACGATGGCCACTATCGAGATTTGCTAGATGGTTTTATGGTCCGCATTGATGAGATGGAATTCAAACTTAGAAAGAAATGGTACCAGAGATGAGCGCTGTATATCATTCATCCGTCGCAGGACGTATTGCATTGCTTGAGGCCAAGATTTGCGCATTGCAAGCAGAGCTTCATGAGATAATGAACGACGTCAACAATAAGGTTTAGTAGGGGGCTACTAAAAACGACCTGGACATGTCTACGTAAACTGTCCCCCTCTAGGGCCCGCCCGATCGTTACCAAATCGTAATTAAGAATACCCCAAAATGTTTCCCGAAATTGCTTGACATTGTCGGTGGTTCGTGAGATAATTAGACTATTAGAAATCAACCCCAAAAGAAAGGCAACACATGGCTCACTTGCTAGAATCAGTAAACGGAGAAACAGCGTTTGCTTCACTACGCCAACCAGCTTGGCATGGTCTAGGTGAAGTATTCACTGAGGAAGTATCCACAACCGAAATGCTCCAGAAAGCTAAACTAAATAATTGGAATGTTCGTCTTGAAGATGTAGCAATTCCAGAAGGTATGGATTCAGACAAGGGCTACTCATTCGTAGTTCGTGATAACCCATTTACACAGGGCAACAAAAATGTTCTGGGTGTTGTTGGTGAGCGTTATGTTCCTCTCCAGAATGAAGACCTATTTGATTTCGCAGACAACATTCTTGATAATGGTGGTCGTTGGGAAACAGCAGGTTCAATCAAGGGTGGTCGTATCGTGTTTGGCTCCCTTGCCCTAGAGCGTGAAACAGTTCTTGACCCTAACGGCGTGTCAGATAAGGTAAACACTTACCTTCTAGTAAACACTAGCCATGACGGCTCAATCGCTATTCAGGCTTCTATCACTCCTGTTCGTGTTGTATGTGCCAACACTCTCAACCTAGCGTTAGGTAATCGTGGTCGTGGCGGTTCAGTAAAGCAGTCGTTCAAGATTCGCCACACACAGACAGCAAGCGGTAAAGTTGCTGTTGCTCGTGAGGCTCTTGGTCTTGCTAACGCTTACATGGATGAGTTTGACAAAATGGCAAGTGCCATGATTCAGACTGAAATTACTAAAGCAGAGTTTGATAAAATTGTTGAGCTTGCTTATCCAACTCCAGAAAAAGACGCTAAGGGTTCTGCCAAAAAGCACACAGACAAGATTGACCTAATCAACTCAATCTATGTTGGTGATTTCAACAACACAATTTCTGGAACTGCTTGGGGTGCTTTCAACGCTCTAACTGAAAGACTAGATTGGTATCGTTCCGCTCGTGGTGGAAAGACAGAATCTATTCTCGCAGGTGCTTCTGGTTTTGACCCTGCTATCAACGCAGAGAAGAATCGCCTGATGAAAATTGTTCAGTCAGTAATGGCCTAAACAAAAAGTCCTGAGCATGACTAAAAACTGCTCACCACAATTTCCCTGGATCAAAAGTTGCGGCGGGGGTCTAAGTCTAATAAGCTTGTAAAACAGAAAAAATTAATTAAGAACCTCTTGACTTTTTTCCCGAAATCTGGGATAATTGTATCACAAAGTAAAAACCCCAACAAAGGAGCGACATGCCTTTATACAAAGTACAAAGAGAGTATACCAACTGGGAAGAAATTACAGTTGAGGCTGATTCACAAGAACAAGCGTTAGAACTTGCCGAAGACGACGAAGGTCTTTGGGAGTATGCAATAGATGTAAACTCATACAACTACACTGGTGAGACATGGGTGGGTCAATAATGGCCAAGAAATGTTTTCACTATAACTGGGGTGGCTACTGTGCCCTTTGCGGTAAGCAACTATATAACAAAGGATTAGGCGTAGACCTATACAAAGGAAAGAGAGTCTAATGCAAATTTATGTTGATAAGAAGCCTAGTGTAAAGGATACTACTTGGACAAGGATCTTCCACTACAATACCGTCCAGGTTATGGAATCAGATCGTTATTGTGATTTCTACAAGCTGGTAGTAGATGGAGAGCGGCCAAAGTATTTCTTTGGTGAGACTGCGTGGATGAAAGTCCAGAATTTAGCAGTTGACAAAGTTGGCCATAAAGGCTATACTGTATTTAGTAGATAAAAACCCTAAATAGAAAGAGAGACAAAGTGGGAACCAGAAACCTAACAGTAGTAAGAGATTCACAGGGCACTACAAAGATTGCGCTATACGGACAATGGGACGGATACCCAAGCTATTCAGGTATCAAGGCTTTAGAGTTCCTAAGAGATAAAACTAATAGAGATAATCTGCTAGACAGTCTAGACCTTGTACAATTTATTGATGAAGAGGAATCTAATCAAATCTGGGAATCATTTGAGCATGACGCAGATGACCCTACCAAGTTCCAACTTGTACACCCTGGACTAACTAGAGATACAGGTGTCGAGATTCTAAAGTTTGTTGGCTCACCTTATAGGCTGAATGTTGTCAAGATGATTGACAATTCAGAGTTTAGAAATGATACCCTGTTTTGCGAGGGTGTCTATGAAGTAGACTTCAAGACTAATAAGTTTATTACTACTTATGGCGACAAGGTTGTCAAGTATGACCTAGACAATCTGCCTACAGATGAACTCTATCTAAAAAGTTTTGAAGATAGCTTGACAAACGCCTAATCATTTGAGACAATAGATATATCCCCAAGTAGAAAAGAGAAACCCCAATGCACGTATTACAATACATAGCTGTACAAGCAGATAGCAATGACGAAGCGTTTCGCACCGTCAAGGATACCCTCGAATCAGAGCTAGGAGCATATGAATCAACAACCAATTCTTGGTTTGACTGGTTCGTAGCTGGTGGCGGTAGATTTGTAGAGGGCAACCCGTATGAAGAGACTACTAATAATATAATCTCATATGATGAAGACCCTGAGCAGTTTCGCAAACAGGTTGAGGTATCTATTCAATCTCGTATTGAAGAGTTCAATGGCTACCGCAAATCATTTGAGGAAAAGAACATTGATATCAATGCTAAGTTAGATAACTATAAGGGTGTCATGAACTATGACTTTGAGCTATACCCTTTGAAGAAGATGATTGATATGATTCAGGGGCAGTGGGATTTCAACTCCTACTTCTATGACATGCAACACGAAAGCACTAATCCAGAACACATGTATAAGTCTATTGACTTAGGCAACAAAAACTGGTATGCTGTTCCTGTAGACTTTCACTTCTAAGGAGAACCCCAATGACTATCAAACCTATTATTGTTGAGCAACCAAAGTATACAGAGTATCAAGGTTGGTCTGAATGGGAAAACAAATTCAAGCCCATCAAGAATCAGTTCAGAGACCCACAGCACCAAGAGATTGCTTTTGAAACCTATGGTGAAGAGTGGGAGTTTGTAAAAGCTCAAGACCCTAGGTATGTTTGGACTAACATTCAGGGAGATATGTCTGACCTCATTGTGGCAGGCTTTGCCTTTGTGAATAGACTCCAATACTACATCACAGAGATACCTTGGGAAAACGAGGACGACTATGTCTTGCTATCTGTAGAGACAGAGTGTGAGTGCTACGACGAAGACGCATACGACGATGGTGGTTTTGGAAACCCAGAGTGTCCTGAATGCGATGGTTATGGATTGGTGACTAAATATGTTGGCGAGTAGAAACAAAGCAAAAGGCTTGACGCCGTACGTCTACGACCTGAACATCTTCAAACGTGAGTTACTCAACGGAGATGGTGAGTGGGAGCACATGGGTCCATGGTACATTCATATCTATGAGTACACAGGTAGCACTACCGAAGAGCTTGGGGAACCAATTGAGTTAACAGCTGAAGAAGCGAGTAACCTGATCGAAAATGACCCATACTTCCAAGACCATGAACCAGACCTATGGTATGGCCTAGAAGGCTTTGTCTTTGAAAAGTGGGACTCGATATCGGATAGGTTAAAGTACGTATTCGAATGTCTACCCAAGTACAAGGAAGAAGTGTTATTCTAATTAACTTAACAGACTTCTCTGGTTGAGCTTAGCTCCTAGAGATGGTGGGTAGGGGTGCCCACAAATTGGAGGGGGTGCAGGTGTTTTTTCTACTTTCACACTTGTGCCCTCTCCTACATTTTGGTATAATTGACTAAAGGAGTATTTATGGTAAGGAGATTCACACCAAGCGACAATGAGAAGGTGGCTATGAGGATAGCAAAATTACTCAACGACCTAACGCTAGACCTAGACGCAGTTGGAACTTATCTAGGCAGACAAGCACCAAGCGTTTCATACAGACGACTACAAATCATAGCAGAAGCAGCGGAAGCAGAAAGAGAGCAACAAGATGTCAGAATCAGCCACAACCCCCTTTTCTAAGCAGTGTGAAATTCTAGGAGACCTTTGGCTAGAGTATCGTGATGACGAAGAGTTCAAGGATTTTTTTGAGTATAACGACTTGGGCGTTCCATTGGCGTATGCGGTAGTTTCTAGACTTATCGAGAAGCTGACACCTGATGGAGAAAGATACATTCAGGAATCATTCCGTATTTTGTTAGCAGGTCTATCAGTTGAGGACACAGGCTTTGACAGCTTGGAAGACCTCTTAGAAATTGATGAATAAAAGGCTTGACAACCTAATCTGATTTTGGTATAATTGATTTACAGCCAGTAGGGGCAAGAACGGTGATTGCTATCACAGGACAAACCGAGACCCTCTACTGGCTTTCCCATTTTGCGGCGGGCCACATCTTTGTCCAAATGTCAATACCCAAATTGAAAAAACTTTATTAAGAACCCTATCCAAAATTTCGCTGAAAGTTTTGAACTATTTTTGTAAAATAAGATTAAGAACCTTCTGTAAAAAATCGCTGAAAGTTTTGGGGTATCAGATCAAACACCATATCCTGATCAAGTGTATATACTCCTATAGGTAATAAGCTTCTATTGTTTGATACCCTGGAAATTTAGCTATAGATGTTTGTTAAGATTGACAAATATAATGCCAACGGCATCCAGAAGCACACCCCATATCCCTAGTATATAAAACACCATATGTTCTGATATGTTTTGTTTAAATAATAACAAATAAGATTAAGATTGTTTGATATTTGTCCCAAAATGTCATATGTTTTTGTAGGTTTTCTACAAACAATTTATCGTTATAAAACTGTTATATTTGACAAATGGGACAAAGTGTGCTAGGGGATTTGGATGTTTGGATGTTTGGGGATAGGGTGTTTGGAAGAAATGATTAAGAAGCCTAAGATAGATAGTGTTCCATTATATGTATATCTCCACATCTCTCCACTTTACACCACACAGCATATAAATCAGTAAGATATTTTAGATCCAAACAAGGTATCAGAGATAGCTCTAATAGGCCATAGGAGGCTCATAGAAAGGTTTAAATAGTATTGGGGTATGGGAAGTTTGGGGGTATCTAAGTCTTCGGATATGGGGCTATGGGGGCTATCGGTTTGTTCGATATAGCAGATATGCAGCTAGACCAAAACAAGCAAAACCAAATAGTAAGTCCATGTGTTTCTCCTTATAGGTATATCTTATACTAGGGATTAAGAAGCTCTGTTCTGATACCCCGAAATTATGTCATGAGCTACTTTAAGTCCATCGATGACGTCATAGTCCAGATACCTGTGAGCATCTTTGATCTCATCTTCGATTCTGGCTAGCAAAAATTGTCTATCGGTCTTTTTGTAGTTAGCCTGCATGTACCCTCTACCATGATTTGACTTAACAGATTCTTTGATAGCACCACGCTTCTTGGCATAGGTAATTTGCATATTGGCATTATCCTTGTTCATACCAAAGATCTCCTGGATAGCCTGAGACACTGCTGCTACCCTAAACTTCTTTGCCTGATTATAGGCATATGCCACACGCAAGTAGCTCTTATCTGATTCGACCATCGTGTTCTTGCAGTATAGGACCATCAGGTCTTTGCGATACTTAGCATCAAACTTATCAAGTAGTTCTGGATACTTTAGTACTAGCTCTAATACGTCTTCGTTCATTTCTGATACCAAACCTCTGCACCAATGTACAGGTTAAATATCTTAAAGGTGATTGATCTATCGTAGAAGTTAATAGCTGCTGAGATACCCCAGTCATCTGCCCTACCCGCATAGAAGCAGATAGTGTTAAATAGCACCACACTGCCTGATAGTCCCCAAGGACTCTTTTCGATTCTAATCCACTTACTCATACCATCTCCAGTTCGTCGAAGTCTTCTTTACGTGCTACATAGGTTGTGCTGAAATCTAGGGTCCTTCCCCATACAATGATTTCAGGTACTAGGGGGTGCATATGGTACCCCTGCAAATCTAGCTCTTTCAGGATCTTGTCGTTGTTGTCTATCAGGAACAGTAGCTCGTCGCTATCCCATTCCATCTCATAGTCCACATTACCTGTACAAGTTAGAGTAGTCGGTTTGTTTCTTATTAGTAGTTGTGCCATATACTAAGTATACCCTGGACACTAGAGAATGTCAAGTGCTTGCACTTGTTCGTCACTCTTATTTTCCGCCGAACTTTTTTCGCCCGAACTTTAATTATTTAATCTGGATACTCAGAGAACCATTTGGTTGTAGAGCTGCCGATGCCATTCCAAGCTGACCAGTTATTTCCGCCATCAGACATCTGGAAAGCAATCTTTGCATTTACCAATGGGTCAAATAAATCCTTATTGCTGTCCAGGCCGTACTGCTTAAGTCTTGCTGGTCCAAGGCTTCCAATCATGTTAATCTGAAATAGTCCATAAGAGTTATCTCCTGTATTAGGATTATCATTGTGAGACCTTGGTCTACCAGTTGACTCTTTCATTGCCACTGCCCAGGCTTCTTTTAGTTTGCTACCACGAAAGCCTACCTCGTAAAGAATAGACTTAAGTTCTTTAGCAGACAGCTGCTCATTTTTCTTATATGTTTTCTTTATTTTTGGTGGGGCTTTTTCTGCAAACTTTTCTAATGCAAGAAACCTTTGGGTCTCTGCTCTGTCTATTGAGATTGTCTGAGCACTAGGTTTAGATTGGGTAAACGTTATAAAGCCCACAAGCATCAGGGCACACGAAAGTACAGCTATTACAGTTTTCTTCATTGCTTAGTTGTTAGTCTCAATGATTCTAGTATAGACAACATCACTGTTATTGTTATCTTTTGCCCAGTCGCTTATAGAAATTATTTCAGTCCTATCTCCTGGCTTGCCACCAGAGTGAATCATCTCATCAGGACCTAGATAGATTCCAATGTGATAAGCACTTGAATAATTTTTATAATTGAAGGACACGAGGTCTCCAATTTTAGGCTCTGTTACAATAGTGCCCGAATATCTTTGCCATGTAGCACTGTGATATAGGTCTATACCAATCTGGGCATAAGTCCATTTTACAAAACCAGAACAATCCCATGCCTTAGTGCTAAATCCTTGGAAAACCCAAGGAGTTATGCCAACTTGATTTTTAGCCAAAACCAAGGCTTCATTTAATTTTTTAGTATCGCTGGCGATCTCTTCTAGCCTAGCAATCTCT